CCCGCAGCTCATCCCAGTCAACGCGGCTACTGGTCATGCGGTTGCTTGACTGGGCGTTGCGACGGTTGGCCAGCTTGTTGGTGAGGCTGGTTATGCCGTCTGCGAATCTGCGGGGGAAGCTGGGCATTATAGGAGTTTTCCGTAGTTGGTAAATTTGCCCTTCATAATAGGCTCCAGCGCGTATCTTATAGAATCAATTATGTGATTTTCAGAGTCTACCAGCTTTGGTAGTATGTCGCCAGAATAGCGGTCAACCTTATAACTGTAGAGGTTGAACTCGTTGAATGTGTTTTTGCAACGCGGATGAATGATTATCTTACCAAACGAGCGCATGAACTCTATGCCATCTTCAACCGAACCGGCACCCTTCTTGCATGAAACTATGCGCCGAATGCCGTGGCGTTTCAGGTAGCTGATTGACTCCGGCCTGGCGTTGTCCCCGCGCACTGTGTGGCGCTCAACGTCTGGCAGTGCGTCAATCATGGCTTGGCTTGTGTCGTCAATCTCAAGGTGCTGCACGTATAGCTCGTGCTCAATATACAGGTCGCCATTATAAGCCCAGCACTTCACGCCTGCCGTGGGGTCTTGAGAAAACCCGAAGTCAAGCCCGTAGTAAGGCCCATCCCAGTTGTGCACCGGGGTAAACTCACGTTGCACATACTTGCCGCTGAACACCTGAGCCTGAGAGCTTTCCCAGAACTGGCCATCCCAAATGTGAGCGTATAGTGATGGGTCTAGGCGCTCCATTGCGTCAAGGCGCTGCTCGTTTAGGACTTCAGGAAAAAAAGGATTGTCTTTCCAGTTTATTTCTACCACGCGTGATCTTGGCGGTGGAGCATTAAGTTGAAAGTTTCGCCACCCAACTGTTGCGCTTTTTGGGTTATAAATAATCCAAAATTCCGACTTATCAACTCGAATGGTTGGAAGAAGGTCTACCCAGCTGGCAGATGGAACGTCTTCAGCTTCTTCCGCAATGCACAAGTCAACTTGAGCCAGTGATTTTATGGAGCTAATGTTGTGCCTTAGTCCTCGAAATATAAACTCTGTTCCGTTGCTCCGGTGCCGCAGGTAATCAATGCCAACATCGTACTGCGTGGATAGCCACGGGCAAGACTCAATAGCGTTCTTTAGCTCGGCATGAAACGATTCTTTGATAGAGTTTTGCAGTTCACGAACGCACAGGATGCGCAGGGGTTCTATCGCGCCCCATACTGCGGCCATCTTTTGCAGCTGTAAATGACTTCGAGCTTCCTCTGCCCCCGTGCATTACGCGGTAACGAAGATCCCCCCTTGGCGGTGCAACAGGGGAATCAGCTTTTGGCGGTAGTTCGATTTTTAAGAGTTGACAACGGGAGCCACTAGCTCAATGCGCGTGGGTGACATGCTGCCGTCTTCTGACATATGGTTAAGGTCAGTCTTCTCACGCCAGCCCGCCTGTGTCTTCATCCAGAATATCATGGCCGCAGTGTCGCCGGTCTTTGCCTTGTTAAACAGTGCCCCGCCGATGGTGGCATTGGCTTTTGCTTTCGCCAGGTCTAGCTCGTCCCGGTAATACTTGCGCAGGGTCTTTTCGTCAATGTCCAGCACGCGGGCAATGTCTGACTGTGTAGTGCCCACCATCGTATGAAGCTGTACTGTTTGGCGCGTGGCTTCAGTTGGTTCGTGTGGTGGCTTGGTGATCAGCTTTGGCTTATCGGCCATAATTAAACAGCCTCTTTTGATTGGAGCGTGCCGGTCGGTACTGCCCCGCCGCTTTCTGAGTGGTCCTCAGAGTTAGCCTTTGTGGCACGCTTAGGATATGGCTTAGAGAGTGATTGTATCTGATCTTTCATGGCTTTGTCTAAGGGCATTAGGTAGCGGTGTTTTCCTGTTACAATTTCTGCCGTTGCGCGAGGGTCAATATTTTGAGCGCCTGACAAACTGTTTTTACCACCTTTTTCAATAACAGTCCTTGGGTGCATAAGCCTTCCAAAAACACGGAAAAAACGACTTGATGCCCCTTGGCCACTGTAAACCCAATTACCAGCTTGATATATGCCGCCATGATGCCCCCTGTGATGTGTCAGCAAATGAAACGGCTAAACGTAAATCAGGGTTTGATCTTTTTAGAAACTTCAGGGCAATTGCCGCAATTCTTGAAACATGCGTTTTATGGCTAGTTAAAGCTATTCGTACAAGTTCGACGCACTGATCTTGACTTAAACCATAAGGCTTTCCTAAATTCGGGGTTGCCCCGCGCCCAAACATTACAACACCAATGAATTTTTCAGACTCCCAGACACCGACTTTTAACGAGTTTTCCGGCAGGAACGCACCCGCTATAGTGCCAATTCTCACAAGCATACTTCGCCGCTTTGTGCGTAGCCCAATCAATATGTAGATCAGCCTTGCTCACGGGAATCGAACTCCTTGCTACAGTGTGGGCATGTCACTATTTTTAGGGTCTAGCTTATCCAGCTGACCTTGGTCATCCTCTGAACCTGGCTCAAAATCTGAACCGTTTATTAGCAGAGTAGCAACCTCATCCAACGAAAAGCCCGTCAACTCAAGATCAAATCCATCCTTGCCAAGCTCATCTAGTTCGACCCGTAGCATCTCGCTATCCCAATCGGCATTTAGCGCCAGCTTATTGTCAGCGATTACATAGGCCCGCCTCTGAACGTCCGTGAGGTGGCTTGCGTCAATCACTGGTACGTCGGCCATGCCTAGCTTCTGCATAGCAAGAACGCGTCCGTGGCCTGCAATGATGCCGCTTTCGCCGTCAACAATGATGGGATTAAGAAAGCCGAACTCTTTGATGCTTGCGGCAATCTGACCAACCTGGGCATCGCTGTGCGTGCGACTGTTGCGGGCATACGGGATCAGGCTTGACACTGAAACCGTTTTATACTCGGGAAATTCCGTCATATCAATCCCTACCCCGCTCTACCGGCCTGACATCCACGTTAAACACCGCTCTCGAATTAGGCTCCGTGCCGATAGTCACCACCGCCGTATACCTACGGTTAGGCAGAAACTCCACATCTGACTCGATGATGCCGGCGTAGTCTCCGGGCTCGTTACGTGTTAGTCCAGCAGGCCACGACTGGCCGGGCACCTCCTCCCCCTCGCCGTCGTATATTGTGAACGTGCCTGACTCATTAAGAGGTGTTATTGTGCCGTCCAATTCCGTAGTCTTGACATCGGTTACTCGCAGGATGCCCGTGTTGCCAATAAAAACGCTCATAGGGTTACCTCTTTATCGTGGCCGTAATGACTGGGGATTCCGCTACGCTTCCGCTAATTGCTGTCGACATTCCTATAATGCCATTTATTGCAGATTCAATCACAATAATGCCTGTAACTGCACCGGCAAACTTGGCCGGTTGGGTTGTAAACTCAACCCATTCAGAATAATCATACGTAGTAGTATCATCATAATATTGACGCCTGGACTCATAAAGGGTGCTTGGATTTATGAACCCAGGAGGGTCGTAAAAAGACTCATCAATGCCCGTAACCGTAACAGTGGTCGTGGTTAGCGTGGTTAGATCACGATACTGAAGGTTATATAACATTAATATCCTGCCACCCCGTGTCTCTGTGCGATTTGTTAGCGCCACCCAAGATTATAGCATTGTTCAGCGCACAAAAAAATGCCCCTGAAAAAGCGGGCTAAGTTACAACGGAGAGAGCACACGTTAACCGGCATGCCAGTGGCGCGAATTGGCAAGCCAGTTTATCGTCATGGCAAAGGACGTTTTACGTTCGCCCATCCGGAGTATGCAAGCAAAGAGGCCGGGAGGACTTGCAGCACGTCTGCTGCCTTGTGCGTTATTATAACGCCACCCGAACAGTCAGCGCAACCGCCTCACCCAACACCAATACGCCAGGCTCAACCCTCCATGCCGTGTAATGGAGCGACGGGAAAGCAACCGGACAAACCACTGCCTTATCCCCGTCATCCCCATAACAAGACCTGTAGCCCCGCATTGCGCCAACATAAACAGCACCGCGCCAGTTGCCCCACTGCCGGTTCCAACCGTAGGCTGCTATTGCTGTGGTGCGGTCGTAGCTGTTACTGAACCGGCCAACCAGTACCCCGTTGTGCTCTACTGCTAGCAGCTTGTGATTGTTGTTGTAGTCGTTTTTATAGCCTGTGGCTACGTGGTAGCTAAACCCGCCAGCATGGATTGACGTTTCGGCTAGGGTGGGCTTTGCTGTGAGCGCCAGGATTAAGCTGGCGGCTAGGGCTAGTGTTTTCATGGTTTGGTGATCCTGAAGCCCATTTCAATAATTGCGTCAGCTATTACGCCCATGTCTGTCTCGCCCCTTAGCTGGTTTAGGGTTTTTACTAACTGAGTGCGGTCGATCTGGGCTTGGGTGGGGATATGGCGGCAGTAACGCGCAGGGACCATAGAAGCTCGATACTCCCCCCGCCCATACTCATCGATACAAACAACGACGGAATCACCGCGATGCGCCACAACCTCCCATCTGCTATCTGAGTTCATCGCTCCGACCGCACTGATTGCCGTTGATGGAACAAACACAGTTTGATCTGAGCCCACTGGCGGCAGGCCGGTGCCATCCCATGTCGTAGTGGCTGGCTCTACAGGGCGGGGTGTGTAGCGGTCGGTGTTCCAATCAATGTGGTAATTAACATCGAACAAAACGCCTTTATACCAGTACCCTGCGTAGCTGCAAAAAAATCACGCACGGTGTCCCAATGCGTTGCGTCGTCCGGTGCTTCTGTCCAATCTGGCTTGCTCATATCGTTCTCCAATGCCCTGTGCGGGCTTTTAGTTGTGGTGGCTAGGGTAGCTTAGGTTAATCGGTGTTCGTGGCCTGTGCGGCTCCCTGCACTGCCTGCACCTCACAATCTGCGCAATGTCCGTGCTGCTCGATTAAATTCTCCTCGTGCCAGCTTGTAACGCTGGCTTGTTCCTGTTGTGGGTCATCTCATCTCTCCGTTGCGTTGTTGTGAAGCCAAGATACAGGGGCGGGCGCTGGTTGTCCTATACCGTTTCGCTATAAGCCTGCTCGTTTTATAGTCTTGCACCTTTTCCTAAATATTGTTTTT